GGCCTGTCCAGCCAGCGGCCATCTGAGTCGTGGTGCTAGTCGCAAGCCATGGCGGTACGGCAATGAGCGCCTGAAGTGTAGACAAAACTTCGTGTTCAACCCTACCATCCCACTCGACATTCGTGAGCCAAGAAAAGTTCTCCAGGATGAGAATCGAGCGGATCCCAAGGTTCAAAGACAAGATATACTTGGGCCGCTTTTCGAGGATAATCATCCTGTGCTTACTGACAATTCTTTTCTTTCATTCCTCTCCGCTTTCAACAAGCGCTGCAATTATAAAACGGAGGACCGTGCAGACAAGTCAATTATCAAGGCTTCGCGCAAGCTTCTTAAACAGCTTGTGCCGGAACCTCTGCCGGCCATGGAATGGACTAAAGATCTCTATGACGAGTGGAAGATGCAGTTTCCTATACAGAAACGCAATAGGTTGGATAAAGCTGTGGGGCGTTTCCAGCACTTCAAACAATCCGAGTTTGCAACTAAGGACGTTTTCGAGAAGGTAGAACTTCTTATGAAACGTCATGATAATGAGTGGGCCGGTAGAATCGTTAATGCTTCTACCGACCTACACAATGCTCTCTCGGGTCCTTTAATCAATGCCTGTTTGAAGAGGCTGGTTACTTGCAGCTCAATACACGCTGATACTAACCCAAAAGTTAGCATCCGTTATGCTTATGGCGATACTCCACAAGCGTTTGTTTCTGATTTGGAAGGAGAAGGCCCCTTTGTAGAGGCTGACTTTAGTTCCAATGACAAACTTCAAGTCGCTGATGTAGCAATCCTAGAACATGACTGGGCAGTCCGTTTGGGTATGCCTCCCTGGCTCGCCAGGTGCATACTCAAGGCAACTTATTACACTGCTCAGAGCAGGAGGTTCGGGTTGAGGGCCAAACTCAAGTTTCAACTACCGTCTGGCTCTACCTCAACCACCTTCCGCAATTGTATTTGGAATTCTTCCATTTTTTGTGCTTGGGCTTTCAGGTTCGGCATTCGTACCAAGGCTGTCATCCTCGGGGATGATATGCTGGCAAGAATTACGAATGGCCTGATTCCCAAAAGAGCAAAGCGCGATTACGAACGTTTCGCAAAGATGGCTTGCATGAAAGCCAAAGTGTTCGTTAGGACACATTTGGTTGACTGTGAGTTCCTCTCTAGACGTTTCGTACCCACTACTTATGGACATCTTATGTTACCAAAGCTTGGAAAGGCTATGGGGCGCTTTAACGGGCGTTCCAACAATAGCTATGTCTGTGACAATGACTACATAGCTGGCAAGTCCCTTTCCTATGCTTATGAATTTCGGCATTACAGGCCTGCTTGTCACTTATTCCTGGAGCGGTTCCTTGCGACAGGATGCAGTTTAAGTAGGCTTGATTCTCGGCTTCTCTCGTTTTCGGTCAGAGAGATCATCCAAGTTTTGGGTGATCGTTCCTCACTTATGGCCTTTATGGAAGCGTGTCCCGAGATAACAGATGACGAAATGACACAATTTGTCCATTATAAGTATGGCAAATTCCGCTCTGAGTTCTTACAAGATTTGGAAGATTTGCTTTTCGGCGAGGAGGATCTTTCCATTGATCGTTCCGCCATGTACCTAGCCATCGATGTATGGTGATTTTGGACTTCCGCTGTTCGCGATGAGCACAGCGTGAAGCTCGCTAGCG